CCCGTCCCAGTAAACATAGTAATTATCAAATTCCGTACCTTTGTCCCCAGTTACTTCAACTAAAAACCCAGTGTAGCCTTTATATGGTAAATCTGAAAATGAGTTGGTTTTATTTTTAACTAATATTAAACCGTCACCACCAATACCATCACTTACGCTTGCTGTAAAAGTACCAGTTGTTTTTGCAAAATAAATTATAGAGCCGTCTCTGACAATCGTATAGCCAGAAGGAAATGCTGAAACTAAATCGTTATATAATTCTGTTGCTATATTATCTGTAGTTATTGAAGACGCATTTGAAGAAGTAGAGTTATCTAAAGTTTGATAACTAGCAACAGTACTTCCATTTATTTTAATTTCGTATGTTGTTTTATATTGACCATTTTTAACATAAAAAATTGCTTCATCAGGTCTAGTGTTAGTTACGTTACCAGATTTAGCTACAGTTATAGTTTTATTTACAACAAAGGTAAAATCTGCAACAGTTACAAGGTTTATATCTTGAACTGGATTAGCAGTTGTTAAATAAGTTAACGAAGGTGCTACTACTGTTTTTTGATTACCACTTAAATCATAAACTTTTATAGAACCATTATTAATTAATACTGTGTATCTTTCTGTTGAGTCTCTATTAATAAAATGAATTTTACTATTAGTAAAAGCATCACTATTTAATTTTGCTACGTGAATTGATGGAGGTCTTTTACCAAGACCATAAACAACATCTGATAAACCATTTTCTTGAGTTTCAGCTTGGTTAGGTAATCTTATTGTATCTGGTTGCTGACTTACTCCATTTAATAAATTTGGAATACTTGTGCTGATTAATTTTGAAGCCATTAGTCATTAATAATTGATGATTTATTTGGTTGATAATTACCTCTGTCTAAAACTCTATAAACATCATAATTTCCAGTTAAGATATTATGACGACCAATATCTCCCTCAGCTTCTTTTAAGCTCATATAAGAATGTAATTCGTCCATTTCATGAAATTTATGTAATTCAGAAGAAACTAACATTCTGTCTTGAAATATTCTTGATGCTCTAACTAAAATATAATGACGTGCTACTTCTGGTAATTCTGAAAAATCTAATAAAAATACTATATTAACTTTTATGTTATCTGTTATTGTAAAAGTATTATTTACCCTGTCGTAAAGTTTTCTATTTCTTTCAACAAAGTCGTGTCTTCTATATCCATCAGCTAACTCAACTCTTAATGCGTTTGCTGGAAGTTCAATTTGATTATTGTTATTAGGTGTTAAAGAATAATTTATGTCTGTGTTAAAAAACCAACCACGAGCTTGTACTTCTCTTGAAACGTGGTCTAAAATTTGAATAGCGATTGATACGTCATTAGTTGTGGCGTTGGTAATACTAGATACTGGTATTTCACCGATGCTTGTAAGCATTGTGTTTATAGCTTCAAGCTTACTTGTTACTGTTAATGACATTATTTATAATTGTTTGATTAATTTTATTAAGAGGGGGATTGCTCCCCCTCCTACTTAATTTACATTACGAGGTAATTAAGCTGTTTTGATTTCGATAGACGCTTCGGGTCTAAGGATACCGTGTCCTGCCGCATACTTAGCAACAAGCAAAGTTCCCTGATGTCTTGCCGAATATTCCATCTCTGAACTTAGGTCAAGTAATTTTAAACTTCCAGCCGCAGATTTTTGCCAAACAACACCAACAGTGTTAGTGTATGTTCCGCCTAATCCACCAGTTGAACCAACTACTGAACCAATACCAGTTCCAGAACTAATTGTTCCAGAAGGTAAGTTATTAGTTTTAACAACTTCAATACCAGCTATTCTCAAAACTTTTCCGTCTGAGTAAGAACCATTATTTCCGTTATTAAAGTCTCTGTTGATTACAGCCGCAGTAGTGTCACCAACCATGTTGTAATAAACTTGTGGTGATACAGCTACGTATCTGTCTTCTGCAGGAACGTCAGCTTCATCTAATTTTCTAGCCGCTTCGTAAATTGCAGAAGCCGCAGTAGCACCAGATGATAAGAAGTTTGCAGAAGTTACTTGTACTCCAGCAGACTGCGGAGATGTTGCAGATGCTCTAGAAGCGTTTACAAGTACTTGGTAAATATGTTTATCCATTTGAGTTGCTAAAGCATTTCCTAGCTCTTTTGCATAGATGCTTCTAACTTCCCAAGATGATTTAGCTTCTTCAATAGAAGCGATAAACACGTGAGATACTAACAAGTCTTGAATAGTGATAACTCTTTCGTTACCAACGATTGAAGAACCAGTTAGTTCAGTTCCAGCTTGGTGGTAAGCCGCTGAAGCTTTCCCAAAAACGGGAAACGTTGCAGATTTCCCTTGAGAAATCGTACGTACCATTGTTCTATCTAAGGCAGTATTAGCTCTTTCGAACGCCGTCATCACTTCTCCTGAAAATAATTTTAAGAAAAGTGCATTTTGATCGCCCGCACCAGCCGCCTGACCTATAATAGAAGGAGTATAACTTGACATTTATATGTCCTTTATAAGTTAAGTTGCTTAGTTAAGTTAAAAACGCCGTATTTCAGATACAAAATTATCGACCCTCGGGTCGGTTTAGACTTACTTTATTGGGTTAATCAGTAGGAGTAACTAATTCTCCTAAAGAATTTTGTTATAGTATGTTTGACCTTGAAAGTTTAGTTTCAACTTTTTTTCTAAAAGCTGGGTCTTTGTCATACATAGGGTTTTTCATATCTTCTTTTAATTGTGCAATACTTTCGTATCTATCACCAACTGAAGATTGAGAAGTTTCACCTAAACTTAATTTAGGTTCTCTGTTCTCTGCGTTATATCGAGCATACATTCCTCTTATAGTAAATAAGGCTGTATTATCGTCGCTTGATACCCCTTGATTAAAACTGTTAATTTCTTCTTGTGTTAAATTATTAGCAACCCAATCTGTCATAGATTTATATTGTTGCTCGCCTTGAGTAATTGAATATGCTTTAGCCTGAAATTGGTCAGCCATAGCTTCAAGACCTTTTAAATAATTATTAATATATTGTTTAGGTAAACCAGATTTTTCTAATGAAGTTAATGTTGCTTCACTAAGCTGTCCAGTTTCACTAAATTCTTTTTCAGCAGTTTGAAAAGCAGATATACTTTTTGCATCATCTGTTTTTGCTTGTGCTTGTAATGGGTTTTTATTTTCAACTTTTTTATCATCTACTGGTTGACCAAGTTTTTTTTCTAATTCTTGATAAGATTTAATTAATTCATCTTGTGAATTAAATTTACCAAGTATTTTTTCTTGGACTGGTTGTTCAGTTTTTACAGTCTCAGTTTGTTGAACTTTATCTTCTGGTAATTTGTTTGCGTTTTCGGCTTTCTGTATCATGCTATCTACATACTCTTTACTTTCGACAGCAGGGGTTGGAGTCACATTTACTTGAGTTAGTTCGCTCATTATTTATTTTCCTTATTGTTGTTGTTGTTGTGCTTGCTCTTGTGCTTGTTGTTCCGCCCTGTTTTGAAAGCTATCTCTAACCATTCCAGCACCTTCTTTTGCTATATGAGGTGTAGCTTGCTGTATCATAGCTTGTTGTTGTGCCGCCTGTTCTTCAGCTTGTATTTGTTCTGGTGCTTTTATTAAGCCTTCCATATCAATACCAAGTGAAGTCCCTACTCTTTTTACATACTCATCAAAATTAACATACTTAAACAATTCTTGTGCAAATGGAGTTAATTGTTGAATGAAAGTATTTAATCTTTGTAAATCTGATGAACGACCCAATGCTTCTAAACCAGTTACAATTTTAACTTTAATACTGTCTTTGGGAAGCGTTGGTAATCTTTTTGATTTTTCCATTTGATACATCAAACGGGAAATTAAAGGTAATTGTAGTTCTTGAGATAATAATGAATATAAACCAGATACACTATCATTCAACGCATCAGCTAATAATCTTATTTCGGTAGCAGTTACTCTATCGTTATTACGTTGAACACTATTCATTAACATGAATGAATAAGTTAATCTTTCTTCTATAGTTTTAATTGTTTGGAATGTAATTGAAAAGTCGGCTGACTTATTCATTTGTAAAGTAGTGACATCGTTTGCGTCACCTTCTCTAATTGCTCCGTTAGGACTTTCAGATAAAGTTTTAATTCTTGTTGTACCATTTGGTCTAACTAAGAATAAAACTTTAGAGGCGGCCGCACTACCTTCAACTACTGCTCTGTATAGTGCTTCCAACGATCTTAAGTCACCAATATATTCTTCACAAAAACTTCTACCATAATCTTCGTTTGTAAGGGTGTATCTTAATGGAATGAAAGGTGACTTATCTAGCGGATAAGTTCCGATTGAACTAGGAACGACTTTGTCGTTAACCTCTTGTTG